TATCTCTAATCAACTGTTTCATAATTTAGATTATAGTAAGGGGCAATGGTTTTTATTATTTAGATGGAAAAAAGATAATTTAATGGTTAAAAAAGTCAAAGAACATTTTTACCGAAAGCATATTTATTTTGACAAAGGCAATAATCTTTTACCACCAAAATTAGTGAGAGCATTGATAGTCTGGAAAAAATTAAATAATAGGGAAGCGATACGTGGTGAAGAAATTGCAGATATTTGGGAATATATGAGTGGTAAAAAAATTAAACCGAAAGGTAAAAATTTAGAAAAATTAAAAAAAGCAAGAAACGAGCAACTTACTTTAGAAGAATTAATGGCTGAATATGGTATACTATGTCAAGGTAAGTGGCAAGAGTGTTTTGATCTCATAAAAAATTCAGGACAAATTAGTTATATTGAAAGTGTAGAAAAAGATTTAAATCCAAAAGAAAAAGCAAGAGTTAGAATCAGAACTATTCACGGAGCTAAAGGAGATGAAGCAGAAAATGTGGTAATTTTTCCGGACATGCCAAGACCTGCCTGGAAAAGTGCGAAAAGAGATCCGGACACAGAACATAGAATGTGGTTTGTGGCTGTGACCAGAGCAAAACAAAAAGTTTACTGGTTAAACCCGGAAACAAAATATTATTATAGAATTGGAAATAGGAGGATCGCATGAGTGTATGGAAAAAACAAATTGGCGGAAATCACTACCGGAAATATAAAATTCAGCCCAGTAGATTTGTAACTGAGAACAAGTTGCTATATCCTGAAGGTTGTGTTATTAAATATGTAATACGTCATCAGGATAAAGGAGGAAAGCAAGATTTAGAAAAGGCGAAACATATGATAGATATGATTATTGAAAGAGATTACAATGTATAGACCATTACCAAAAGAACTACGACTAGGCTTTTCAGATATTCACGACATAGGCTTATTTGCCAAAGAAGATATTCCTACAGGAACTAATTTTGGTATGACCCATATACAAATTAGTGACACCTTAATTCGAACCCCACTTGGAGGATTTATTAATCACAAGGACAATCCTAATTGCGAAAAAGTTAAACTCTATTTTACGAATGAAGATAAACAGCCCACATACAATTTTAGCAAATGGAATTTAATCACTATTAAAGATATAAAAGAAGGGGAAGAACTAACATTACAATATACCTTTTATAAAATATGATGTTTGAAGCTCAAACCGAATGGATAGCCCCAGACAACTTCCCAGATTTAAGCGGGTATAAACTTATAGCAATAGACTTAGAAACAAGAGACCCAGATTTAAAATCTAAAGGGTCTGGTGCTGTTATTGGTAATGGTGAAATTATTGGAGTTGCTGTTGCTGTAGATGGATGGTGCAAATACTATCCTTTTGGTCATGAAGGTGGCGGAAATTTAGATAAAAAAAGAATTTTAGAATGGGTTAAAGCAGTTTGTGAAACTGAAGCTACAAAAATATTTCATAATGCAATGTATGATGTGTGTTGGCTTCGTTCCTATGGAATTAAAGTTAACGGTCATATCATGGATACTATGGTTATGGCTTCATTGGTTGATGAAAATAGAATGCGTTATACTTTAAATGCCTTAAGTTGGGAATACCTAGGCGAAAGAAAAAGCGAAGCTACGTTATTTGAAATAGCTAAAAATTGGGGTATAGATCCTAAAGCAGAATTATACAAATTACCAGCCATTTATGTGGGTGAATATGCAGAAAAAGATGCTTCCCTTACATTAGATTTATTTAAAAGACTATCTTCAGAAATTAGAAAAGATAATTTAACAGAAATTTTTGATTTGGAGACTCAACTATTTCCTTGCCTAGTTGATATGAGATTTAAGGGCGTCCGAGTAGATGTCGAACAAGCTCATCAACTGAAACAAAAATTAGTTGAACAAGAAAAAGGATTGCTGCAAGAGATAAAACAAGAAACACAGATAGATGCTCAAATATGGGCAGCAAGATCCATTGCCACAATTTTTGACAAGTTGAAATTACCTTACAAAAGAACTGAAAAAACAAGTGCCCCATCATTTACTAAAAACTTTCTTCAAGAACATGAACATCCATTAGTTAAAAAAATTGCAAAAGCTAGAGAAATTAATAAAGCTCATACAACATTCATAGATACCATATTAAGATATGAACATAAAGGAAGAATACATGCTGATATTAATCAGATAAGATCAGATCAAGGTGGAACAGTCACTGGAAGATTTTCGTATTCTAATCCTAATTTACAACAGATTCCCGCTCGTAATAAAGACTTAGGTCCACTGATTCGATCTCTATTTGTCCCTGAATCAGGTTGCGAGTGGGGATGTTTTGATTACTCTCAACAAGAGCCTAGACTCGTTGTGCATTTTGCAGCAACAACCGCAGGCATTAAAGAAGATCAATCAGTAAAAGAAATTGTAGATAACTATTCTAACAACGATATTGATTTTCATAAAACTGTTGCAGACATGGCAGGCATTAGCAGAATACAAGCGAAGACGATTAATCTTGGATTATTTTATGGAATGGGTAAGGCTAAGTTACAAGCAGAATTAGGTTTAAGCACGAAGCAAGAAGCTGAACAATTATTTAATCAATATCATGACAGAGTTCCATTTGTAAGAGATCTTATGAATGAAACATCTAGATGGGCCTCGAGAGAAGGAGAGATAAGAACATTGCTTGGAAGAGGTTGTAGGTTTAATAAATGGGAGCCAGCACAATTTGGAATGCACACTCCTATGACCTGGGAAGATGCAGTTAAAAAATATGGAGAAAATAGAATTAGAAGAGCTTTTACTTACAAAGCTTTAAATAAACTGATACAAGGATCAGCAGCGGATATGACTAAAAAATCAATGCTTGATTTATATAAAGAAGGTATTATAGCTCATATCCAAATCCATGATGAATTAGATTTATCAGTAGAATCTAAGGAACATGCCAACAAAATCATTGAGATTATGGAAAATGCTGTTAAGTTAACTGTTCCCAATAAAGTTGATTATGAATCAGGTAAAAATTGGGGAGACATATATGATTAGGAGGAAACATGGAAACAATTAAACAAATCTGGAAAGATCACCGAAAAGTGTGTATTGGTGCTGGAGTTGTACTTGTGATTTTTATAATCGCAGCACTATAGGAACTTATGTTGAATGGCTTACTTGAACGCAAACATTCCTGCAACCTATGCGCAGGTAAGAAGAGAATATTTATATGACCTTAAGAGTCACCATGGAGAAGTGGAAGACTGTCTTATCTTTGGTTTGGCATCGATTACAGGGCGTCCTATACTCTTTCACGCAATTATGGAAAACGGTGCTGTATTTTACCGTTTGCCAATATCTGCATTCATACAAAAAGGCTATAAGCCAAGTGAAGTTCCTAGGATGCGACTTGATGAGCTGGAGTTATGGAATTGCTTTAGCTACTATCCTGCTGTTACTTCTTATGATGTCCTAGATGGACAATCTGGAAAATTTATAGGAAAAGATAAGAAATGGTATTCCGGTGCCTATCTTTTTACTGTTGACTGGGGCCACCCAGAGAGTAATATAGTAGATACCGATCATTCGGAAATTCCGCACGAACATAAGTGCGCACACATACTAGCCCTTGAAAACGGCAACTATGCGGCTCAGCCAAATAACAGACTAATCTGGAGTATACCCTCGTTTACCGTAAGGGACGATATACCATTCGACTGGAAGGTTCAAACCAGTGAATGGAATGTTGAAGATAGTCGTAAATGGAAAACAGAAGATAGTGATAACTTCTTCTATAATATTGAGGAGACCAAGGATGATTAAAAAAATGATAGGTATCATTTGTTGGCCATGGACTAAATTTGTTAAATGGTTAGCGAAGGGGTTGCCAGAGAAAAAAAATGGAAAATAGGTTTTGTAAAAAATGTAACCATCTATGTCATTGCATAGAAGCAGATCACTCCGACTGTAAGTGTGAGAACTGTGAATGTATGCAAAGAGAAGAAGATAAAACTTATGAAA